CCCGCAAGCCGATCAGTAAGCGGATACGATGGCTGACCAGAGAAGAAGCTGAGCGGTTGATCGAGTGCATGCCGGAGAGCATTAAGCCAGTGGTGATATTTGCACTGGCAACCGGCCTGCGCCGCTCAAACATCATCGGGCTTGAGTGGCAGCAGGTCGATATGCAGAGAAAGGTTGCATGGGTAAATCCAGAGAACGCAAAAGCGGGCAAGGCGATTGGCGTAGCTCTGAATGATACCGCATGCAGGGTATTAAGGGATCAGATAGGGAAGCACTCCCGGTGGGTGTTCGTTCACACCACGGCTAAACATCGCCCTGACGGAACACTAACGCCCGCGGTTAGAAAAATGCGGGTGGATGACAATAACGCCTGGCGCGCCGGGTTGAAAAAAGCGGGGATCGAGGATTTCCGTTTTCACGACCTCAGGCATACCTGGGCAAGCTGGTTAATCCAGTCCGGCGTCCCGCTTTCAGTTTTGCAGGAAATGGGCGGATGGGAGAGCATCGAGATGGTGCGCCGATACGCTCACCTGGCACCGAACCACTTGACCGAACACGCACGGAAAATTGACGCCATTTTTGGCGCTAGCGACACAAATACGACACAAGGAGGAAATCAGGCTGGTTTAAAACTGGCGTAAGTAACTGATTCTTAATGGCACGCCCTACAGGATTCGAACCTGTGACCTACGGCTTAGAAGAAAGTAGAGCGTTAAATAACACACTGTAATCACACATGTTTTCCGCGTTCGCATCCGGTTTTGTGTCGTTTCGTGTCGTTTGAATACATCCCTGTCATTATCGTGCATTCCTGTCACGCCACATCTACGACACAGCAGCCTCGAGCTGACAGCGACTAAACAACCGCATTGTCCTGGCGCACACCGCAGATAGTAAACGTCACGACCCCGATGACAGTAACATCATCAAGGGCTTCACCCTCGATCGCTTCGCCATCTTCGGTAATCAGTGACTTTCCTCTCAGCGTGGCAAGCTCCGTCCCGCCGCCGTGCTGGATCAGAACCTGACTACCTTGTGATGGCTTCAGGGAGATATCCAGCACAACGTAACCGCCTGACCGCTCGAAGAGGCGCGTATTTGGCCCAACACTGCAGATCGAGTTAACCGTTAATCGCTGTTCCGTGTAGTCCGTCGCCGGTGATGGAAAGCCCATTACAGAACCCTCCCCATGTTGGCCATCATCCACAGCCGGTTTTCGCTATGGTCGGTGGTTTTGTCGACGAAATAACTCTGCTCTCTCGATATCCATGCATTAGCCTCAGAGTCGGTAAAATGCAGCCCGCGCCTGCGCAGCGCTGACACAAAATCCTTTGTGTGCAGGTACTGGTATCCTTTGGGGTTGCGCAATACCGACTCGCGGAAAGCCGCGGCGATGTCTGAATGTCGAATCATGATCTGCCCTCCGATAAATACTGTTTACACATACAGTAGTTTTATGGGGAGAGAAGATCAATATAGCCCATGGCTATCAATGCACGCTTCTGTGCTAACGTTTTGATTATTCAGCAGACCATGAATTAACTGTGACAGCATCAGGTATTCCACCACCGAATTTCATATTTATTGCATTCAGCTCAGCCATCACAGCCTCTTTTATCGCTGCATCATTTCCTTCTGATTCAACAGCAAGCGTTCCTGAATAAATTACCTGACCGTTTTTTGTCGCCTGATAATCCGCAATATAGCCAGCCATATGCACTCCTTAAATGTTTTTGCCTTTCAGCTGATAGTAGTTTTTGTAATAGGTGTAAATAGTTGCCATTTCAGCATCCGTTATTGCCCTAGATACAATCAGACAGGCCCGCATGAAGATAGTGGCCGTCGTGGTTCCCTCAACCGAACCGCCCAGCAGAATTTTTGACGAAGGTACAGCATAAGGAGTCGTCGCTGCGGTGCCGGTTGCTGACTGTGATGTGCGTGGCAGATTAAGCTTAGTCAGCATTGATCCGCTACCGTTATTACGAACAAAGCGACTTACGGCCATTTCGCCATCAGTTGCGGCAGTAGATGGGGTGAGATCAGCCTGTTGTGCTGCCCCTGCAGCCGTTAACCATTTAGCTCTCCACGCTGTAGCCGTAGTTTGTGTGCCACGAGTACGCTGTGGCGCGTTCATCTGCACCCGGCCCACAACAGCACCAATTGCCCCTGGATGGACGGCTATTGTCACCATTGTCAGATCGCTGTCGTTATATGCTGCTATGTCGATGTTCGTATCAAGGTGGTTATCCTCAGTAAGGCTGACTCCGTAATCACCCAGAGCAGGAGAGCCAACAACGGACATGGCAGCCCCAACCCGGTTTCGGGTTAATGATGCAGTGTCGTTTACGTCAAAATCAGCCTGCAGGATAATCCCCGGTATTAAGGCCGGAAGTTGGGTGATGTCGTATGGATAAGGGTAAGTGTCAAGGTAACGCGTGGCTGTCACACCGTTATCAACATAAAATCGGGTAGTCATGATTTACAGTCCTTTAAAGCTGAATGGAGAAAACGCAAAGGTCGTTATAGAGAGGCAGGCCTGATAGTGACGTCCCTGTTTGGGAATCTCTGATACACCCGCGTGAACCAGTTACAGGCCCGGGGTTTTGTCCGGCAATCCCTTGGCTTGCATAAGATATCAATGTCGCAGTGGTAGAATCGGTCTTGGTGATAACTATTTTTGCTGTTGTTCCGCTTCCGCTAACGGCTACCGAAGCAATAGTGGCCCCGGTCAGGACAAAGCCGTAGTTGCCTGGATCGGTAACCCTCGAGGTGTCAATCACGAGATCACCAACACAACCCGCCACTGGAATAGTGATTGTGGTTCCGGACTGCACAACACCAGACTCTATCGGCGCAAGAGAGGATTTTGTATTGTCATTCAGCCACCCACCAACCACCGCGCCAATAACTTCGCCTTCTGTCCGATACCCTGCGCTGGTCAGATGCTCACCGTCTGAATACGGGCGGGCATACTGTGCGCTGGCAAGATGGATTAATGCGTTATCACGGGCCTCCTGGTACTGTGCAATACCGATGTTATTGGTTTTGGTCGTGCCGGCAGTTCCGCCGTATGGAATGGTATTAGATAGCTGGCCGACAAACATGTGAAGCGACTGGCTTTTTCCTGTTGCCGCGTTAATGACAGACTCATACTGAGCACGGAGAGTCTCCATTGCGGAGCGATAACTGGATATAGATGTGCCTGCTGCTGCATTCTGATTACCGTGAATAAGCACCATTACGGGAACATACTGCATACCCAGCTTTTCAGCCATGGCTACAGCTGACTGAATCATTTTCGTTGCACCGGTAAAAGTCGCTGAACCGGATGAAATGTCGGCAATTGCAGTACCGGATGAGCACGCATCGGAAACCAGAACCGTATGCCCGGTGAGATCATGAATTTTAAACGCCATACCGCTTGATGGCGACTCCTGTCCAGGTCGCGTCCCAGCATTCTCCCGGCATGGGATGACAGCCTCAAGGAGCGATTCATTCAGCGTGTCATACTTAAAATCGACTTTCGGGCCGGTCTCAAACGAGAGTATGCCGTAATCTGCCTGCGCTGTTGTCGTTACAGGGCTTTGTGCTTGCGTTGAACCGCCTGCAGCAAGAGACTGACCAGTGATAATCAGGTGAATAAGAAAGCGCAATGACTCTCGCGCCCGGTAATTCCCGTCATAAGTGGATCGATAAGTGATGTAGTTGCCGCTGACATTCGACAAATAACGCAAAAATTCCGCATATGCCACTGGCGCAATATTTGAAACTCCGGAGTCGTTCGTGATCTGAGTTACATCGCTGCCATCTACCGCAATGATATTTCCATCAACTGAAGCAACCATTGGGAATTCAGAGGCGTCATCATCAGGTGTGTCATCGCCCACCTGCTCCACGGTACCATCTGTGCGAACTCGCCGAAAAATTCTCCCCTGTCCGTCCATATGTATTTCAGAATAGTCACTGACACTGTCATCATCAGCAAACCACGTGGTCAGGCTGCCATGTGTCAGATTGCCAAGGGCAGAAATGTTAAATATTTCTTCACCAGTGGCGCGCATCTGGCAGACAAATCCTCCACCTGCAATTTGCACAAGCTCAATCCCTGAACCAATCATCAATGCCGGAAACTGGCTCGTGCCATCGGCATAACGGCGATAAACGGCGTGCCCTACACTATCAAGAATGAGCTCAGCAATATCTGGGTATGCATCGGTAGTCTGAGCAGCACCGAAAGCCATAATTTTCGCCAGTTCAGTGGCAACCAAATCTCTCAGCGCGTCAACATATCCAGCAGAAATCATCCTGCGACCGGTAGGCTGCAACGTTCCGCCAACGTTCATGACCTCGATCGCGAGGGCGCTGTCATCCGGGCTGCGATAATAAGTAGTGCTCCCCTCGGGGATATTCGCAATATCTGCCTGAGCCGCTGCCGGCGTCATATACTGGCGACTAAGCGGGATCAGGTTCTGGCGGGTTTCTTCAATTTCGTCTTCGTTTTTCTTTAATACGCCTTTCCAGGTTGGTGTCATAATTCCTGTGCGTGTCTCGACTTCCAACTCCTCGCTATTCAGTATTTCATCCTGAACACGGTTATTATCCCAAACATCAGGCATAGCAGAAGACGGGACTGGGTTACCCGTTTTATATAAAGCCATTATTGATATACTCCGGATTAATCAGGCGGAACGGTACCAGCCCATCAGTTTTACATAGGCGTTGGTAATATTTAATGCGGTACCACTACCCATGTTCTCGGTATTACCGGAAACACTGTGGCTGTGAGAACCCAAGGCAACGCTATGGGTATGTGCCCCACTCGTTGATGTAGTGCCAAAATCAGTACCGCCATTAGAGCCCACCGCCTGATCTGAACCACCTTTTTTCTGCATTGAGCTACCCCATCCGTGTGAGTGCGCTCCCTGGCTGTCGGTAGTTTTTGTGCCCAGATCGACTGAAGCAGCAGTTCCGGTAATACTCAATGCCTGTGCAGGTAAGTTTGCTTTGGCCAGAGAAACCGTATCCGCTCCCCCTGTACCCAGAACATCCGATCCATTCTGAAGTCCAAGTCGAATTGTTTTGTTTTCTCCGATGTAATTCCATGCCGTCCCAGGGAAAAGTGTGTTGGGGTTTTTGTTCTGAGCGAAGAACAACACCGCGCCCACCGGGTATACGGAATCAATTTGTAATGAGGTAAGGGCCGTTAATAGCTGTGCCTTTAGCGCAGCTGTGTCCCCGTTATCGAGGACATCCTCGGCGGTTTGCTCCAGAATTATCTGCCCCAGAACGCTAGCCATTACGGTACCCTGTCGCAGCGCTTTGTTGATCTGCTCAGCGCGGGCGATCCCCGCGGTAAAACCGGTAGACAATGCAACCAGATTTTCCCAGTCCGTTTGTGAGGACACGTTTGCACCTGCACCAACGGCAAACGGCTTAAAATTATTTTCAGCCATCAGAATGTTTCTCCCCATGCGCCGGCATCAAAACCCGCGATGTAATCGTTATCGGCATCGAATCCAAAAAATTTATATCCGTTGGATGGTGTAATTGTTTCCCTTATTCGTACCCCGGCAGCTTTCACCGTCAATAACCCAGCGCGAATGACAAAAACAAATTCAGAAGGAAGTTTGTCTATCGGGTTTATATCGTAGCGTGATGGCTCATATCCTTCGGGTAGCGGAATAAACGGGCCGTGGTTAATTGCAGAGTCAAATATCAACCGGTCAATATTGGGAATGATATATTCATCATCCACGACGATTAAAACCGATATCGACATATCCTGATTGTCCAGGATAATCATTTTTATACCCGTGCCTTCAAGCGCCGTTTCCAGAATATCCGGCAGCGTGCCGTTCTGGCCGTTCCAGTTGTTTATCCCTATGCGGGCCTTGAGCACGACGCGATAGACATCATCGCTGAGATACGTCAGCGCGTCAGAGGACTGGTAAGGGCCCAGCCAGATCCCCTGATCCCAACCGACACGCTCTTTATCCCACTGCAGGAAAACTCCAGTAATGGGTGCCGCTACCGCTCGGGATACTCCGATCCACTTGCCGAGGATATCCAACTGGTCGCCGACTGCGGTATCAACATCAAAAGCGGTGATTAACCCTGACGTAGCAGTAGAAACATCAATCAGCGGCCGCGTCGATAAATCAACGTGCTCGACGAACTTGGGCTTTCCGGCGTGGTAATTGGTGATCAGGTCGGTGTATTTGCTCATGGCGTCACCACCAGTGCGATGTTATCCACGCTGCAGGATGCCGACTCATCATAGGCAACCACCAGGTTAGCCGCGGCTACATCATCGGCAGAGCGCCCAATCAGCAGCTCCATGATGTCGTAATAGCGCGCGTTACCGCCGCTCACGACGCCCAGGTTAGCCGGGGAATAAACGCGGCTCAGCAGCACGCTGTCACCGATGGCCAGAGAGTTGATATACGAAGCCACAGCCGCTTTGATCTCATCGCCGACCTCAGAGCTATAACCCGTCAGTGCCTTAAGCGTTATCGACACATAAACCGGCACGTCAATCGGGCGGGAAAAGCGAATTGTGTAGGGGTTGCCGTATTTGTCGGTGACTATCACGGACGTAGTGCCGTAAGTGGATACGCCCTGCCCTTTAACGCTGCGGATAGTGTTAGCGATTTCCGTTGCATCACCACCCTCGACAATCGCCGAGATCGAGTGCGGAGGAAGTCCGTTTGAATCCGTCACCTCCTGGTCGTTCTCAAACAGTTTGTGACGGGTCACGCCTTCAACGTTGGCTATCGCACCATCTACCGCATCAAATGGCGTGAGAGACGCCAGCGCGACGCTTTGCGACTGCCTTACGCGTAGTTCTGCATCTGTTTCCGCTGCTACGCCTACTGTAGCCGCCAGCGGGTTAGTTACCGAAGCCCATCCGCGCGTAGGTGTGTTGATGCCGTTTACCGACCCCGCTACCGCGGCGACCGCTCCCGAGTTTGCACAGGTGGCCGTAGCTACCACTGTCCCGTCGGAGCCAATGACCACCGTTGCAGGCAGATTCCAGACCACGCTGTTTGTGTCGCGCACTGAGCCATTGGTGATAGCCGTACCGACGGTACCGGTAAGCAGCAGATCGACGGTTGAATTTGTCGCTGCGCGCCGGGTGATGCCGTTAATTTTGACGTTGCTCGTCAGTGCGTCACCCAGGGCCGTCGCCGGCGAGAATGACCTGTAAACCGAGATGGCCGTGTTATTGGCGTCGTGAATGGCCAGCGCCACCAGCGCTACCATCTGGCCGTCTTTACTGTCAGGCTCCAGATAGGCATCACTGCCGTAGATCTGCTGGAAATAGCCGGTGATGGTGTCAAGAACGGTCTGATAGTCGGGCGCACTTATCCCCTCAGCGGTTACCGTTGCCGATAAGCCGAGTGTGTCGAGGTCCAAAGACATTACGCCTCCGAGGTTACTGTGGTTGTCCCGTAGATGGTTTCTACCGTTGCTGTGAACGTTACACGGCGCGTGGTACCGTCAACGGTGGTGTTAAATGCAGTGATTGAGCTAACCCCCTGCGTTTCGAGGATCCGCTTACGGATAGCGAGGTTGTAGGTATCCGGCTTTTGCTTACCCAGAACGGACTGAATCCATGGCGTACCTTCTGTGGTGTCCAGAAACCACTGACCGTACCAGAGCAGGAAGCGCGTTTTAATGGCCTGCGCTACAGCCTCGGGTGAGTTAACCAGCCAGGTATCATCGCCCTGACCGAAGGTGTAATCCCCATCGTCATCTTCTCGACGGTATCGCATATCATCCTCCGAGTGGTGCTGTACTGCTGCCACCAGGCTCAACACCACCATGCGTATGCTTATCAACGATTGAGCCATCCACCAGTTGCAGGCGTCCGTCCGAAAGAATTTTAAGCCCGTTCAGGTTAAAACCTCCCGGCGCCGTACCGTTGATAGCTCCGCTGGCAGGATTAAGGCTCAACTTTGTTTCCCCGTCATCACTGCGCAGCTCTACCGCACTGGTGCTGATACCGCCGATTTTCTTCGCCTGAGACTGCGGGCCGACAATGCAGAAGGCATCCGACAAATCATGCATGCGCTCGTCTACTGGCTCCTGAATACCTCCGCTTTGCCACCAGAAATCAATACAGCGGTCTGCAAAGATAACAAGGCATTCATCACCAGCCTTAACAGGAAAAGTCAGCGTGCAGCCGCCCCCGCGGGGGAATACAACTGGAACATCCACCAGCAGCGGATAATCCTTCGTGCTTTTGTTGCCGTCGTTGTCGCGCTCGATGTAGCGGATCGCTGGCTGAACAACAGCCGTCAAAGATTCTGGGTCGAATGACTGGATGATCCCCGGCAGTGCTACGCGCATTTGCTCGCTAAGCGTCTTTCGCTCAGACGCCAGAACCTCCGCCAGCGCCCCACTACGGGTTTGGCTTGATACGCCCATGTTTTCTCCAGATAATGATTACCCTCACTTAGTGAGGGGTAGAATAAAAATTTAATTACTTAGTATTTTTGACTACAGGAGATACCTATGGGCTTCAGATTTAGGAAGCGGATACGCATAGCTCCAGGCCTAGCAATCAATATCAGCAAGAGTGGCGTTAGTACGTCGATTGGCCCAAAAGGCGCCACTACCAACATAAGTGGAAGAGGAATAAAAACCACCGTTGGAATTCCGGGATCCGGTTTGTCATACACCGTTGGCCCAGGGAAAAAATCTGGAAAAGCTACATCGGAAGAGGAATTTTCAGAACAGGAACCAACGGCTCAAAGGGAAGGGATCCATTGGTGGAGGCTTGCAGTTTTCATCATTGCCGCCATAGTTCTATCGCAAATATTTAAGCAGTGAGATTTTAGCCCTGATTAACTCAGGGCTTTTTTATACTGTTTTGCATGGATATGAACCAATCAATTTAGGAGCATCCATACTGTTCTGTAGCAGTTGAACATTGAGCCAAGATTTGCCATCCCGCTTGATGAATTGAAATCCGTAATTATTTCCATCACGGGAAGGCATTATACCCATATCCCATTTGGCATTTGATTCGTCACCTTTCTTTCCGAGATATTTAACCTTTTGACTGGTAACCAATTCTCCATTGATTCTTACCAGACCCTCAGAATCGTTAATAGTTAGCTTGTAACCGCCACATTGGATGGCAGAAAGTGCCGGTGCAGAAAATAAAGCGATCAATATCAATAATTTTTTCACCCAGCGCCTCTCTCCAGTGCTGATTGAGTTTTTAGATCCATCGCGCCACGCGCTTCACACATCATATCCATGTACCACGCCTGGCCCCTTGTGTCGCCAGTGTACATAATGCCACGGACAATATAAACGCCGTCAGTCGCAATACTGGCAGGCTGCGCAGTCGTGCCTTCAATGGTGATGTTTCCGTTGTTGTTCTGGTCAGTGATACGCCCTTGGGTCATGGCGATATCGTTATTCCCCAGTACGGTACGGAATACAGAAGCCTGATTCAGCTCGATCAGGCCATTAACGCGGATATTAGGGTTAATCAGGCAACGGACGTTAACGCCGCTACCAATGGTCTGCTGAGGCATACCCACAAGGCCGGTGGCGCTGTTCAGCTTAATGGCTTCGTGAACAACCTCATTTTTCGCCACCATTTCCCGCTTACCGTCGACAAACATCCAGTCAGCCTTGCATTGCTCGGCGACGTTATCCATCAGATGCCGGGTCATACCAAAAAGCACCCTGCCGCGAGGAAACACCGTTGCAGGCATTGCAGGGGTATTCCCTTCCGTGGCCCCGTTAGCGTTGAAGTCCTTCATGAGCACTGCATTGACGTCAGAGACCGTATAGCCAGCCGCCAGCGTCTGCGCAGTGATCGAGGTGGCGAATGCCCGATCAGAATCAGCCGCCTGAATGAGGACAAAGCTATCAACGGGGTTATCTTTCCCTGTGATGGTGTACCGGATTTCCCCGTCGAAAATCAGCCCATAATTTCGACCATCCATCTGCTCGACTTCATCGGGGTTTACTGTCCTGGCGACGCCTACCTGGCTGGCGGGAACGTCAGCTGCAATCCCATCGTAACCAGCGATAACCCTAATCCGGGAGAATTCCTCTCCGACGATCCGGTTTACGGTATCAGCTGAAAGGTTATAGATTTTGAAAGTACCTACTCGCGTTTCGCTGCTGAGGTTAAACCAGTCGATAGTAAAAGTGACCTTGAAGCCACCAAAATCAGTAGCGTTACCCTTCGAATCGACTAACTGCAATTCGAAGTGCCGCATCCAGTTCTGAGACATTTTTACTCCGTTACCGCATAAAGATGGCTATAAATCCCCAGATCTGCCTCAGTGGGATTTTCGCTGGACTGGTTGTCGCAACCAACATAAAGCGAAAAGCCAAGCCCGAGATAGCGATACTGCGCCAGCAGGTCGGCGCCGGTGATAAGCGGGATCCCCTTTATCAGGTCAGCACCGCTGCTATCCATAATATCCAGACACCAGAAAGCAGCACGCCAGGTCACAGCCATTTGCAGACTTTGACCTGCCACAGATATGGAGAATCGCTGGTTTTCCGGGGAAAGAGGGATTTCGCTGATCGTCATTTACCCTCCCGCTACAAAGCCACTTAACCGGCTCAATATTGATTCATTTTTTTGAACTGGCGTTTTCACCCCGGAGTTTTGCACAGCTGAGGTGTTCGCTCCTAACTTCATATTGGACTTTGGAGCCACCTGCGTGGTGGTTGTGCTTGTGATAATCACTTCCCGGAGCGTCAGCACGGCAGAGAGAATATTTTCCGACGTCCTGTCAGTAGTGACCTCAAGCGCACGGATCAGCATATTGGTGTAAATCCGCTTACCGGTCACCACATCTAAAGGCACCCTGCTGCTCTGCAGATTTAACAGCTCCTGATAAGTCTCCTTCGGGCCAATACCTACGCTCAGCCCAAGAGAAGACGTATCTACAAAGTCAAGCAAGGAACCGCCACCAGCGAAACCGACCTGCATTACCACTTCCGAAGGACGTCGAAATGCATGGTCGGAAATTGCTGCGCCGACCTCTACGGGATGCTCGGTTATTTCAAGCGAGTCATCGTGCTTTTCCGAAATAACAACACTGGGGACTATCAGCCCGATCCGCCTGCTCTGCTGCTGAAAGAGAGTAGAAAGAATATCCATCATCCTGCTCCAGTTTGGTTATTTCTCAGCACCCTGGCATTAGCATCAAGCTGGCGGCGACTGACTTCCTGCCCAATTTCCTGAGCATTACCGCCATAGATGTTGTAGGTGTTTTGCTGGTTCACCTGCGCTCCAGCAGCCTGATGGGCAAGCGGGCTATTCCAGTTCGAATACCCCTCTTTGCGGGCCATAGACTGCATGAGAATAGCCATCGTATTGGGGTCGGACAGGTTTAATGCTGCCGTCGGCGATACACCCATCCAGCCAGCAACATCACGGGCATATTTGGCAGGATCGTTGTTATCGGCCGCAGGTGCCCAGGTGCTGACGATATCCATGATAGTCTGCAGGCGGCGCCCGGTCGTTTTACCAGTAAAGTACCGCATGAGCTGGTTTTTCATGGCCTCCCAGCCTTCCAGCGCAGAACCAAACGCACGAAAGCCTACACCGCCTACGGGCCGAATATTGCCGGGATTGTTGTTGCGATCGGCAAGCGTGTTCTGCTCATGCTGATACCAGCCGCCATCACTGAAACGGGATTTAACCTCCTCCCAAAATCCCAGAACTTTACCTCGCGCATTGACTGCGCTACTGGTTACACCAGGAAGGGCGTCAGGTTGATCGCTGCCTTGCTTGAGAAGAGCCTTTCCAATACTTGCAGCATCCGACCAGCGACCGTCCTTGATAGCGTTAAGCAGGTCGCCGATCATACTCAGCATCTTGCTAAACTCACCCATCTGGGTAATGAAGTTGCTGAAATCCCATTTTAAAGACCAGGATTTAGGGTCGATATTGAGCAACTTTGCCAGCGCTTTTCCGAGATCGAGGACAGTCTGTTTCAGGTCACCGACCATTTTCAGTGCTGCGTCTACTTCCGGCTTCCATTTCCCCCAGTCAATGAGGCTCTTACCGCCCTCCTTCCAGGTCTGGTAATCCTCCCATAGCAAAGCGATGGCCGCGGCAAGACCGAGAACCCACGTAATCGGCGATGCGAGCATAGCGCGGTTGAGCATCCACCACGCTGCGGTTAGCGCTCCAATAAGTTCGATCAGCTGCTGCGACTGCTTATCAAGAGAGTCCCACCAGTCGCTGATACTCTGACCCAACTGGATGAGGCGGTAAATTACCCTGCCTACCATCTCACCAGCCCAGAGAATTCCTTTCACGGTACCGGTTATTGCGCCTTCAATTTTCGGGAAGTTTTCCAGTATCTGGCGACGCAGCCTGTCGAGAGAACCAGCAAGGCCATCAGCGAGACTGGAGCCTATTTTATCCCGCGCCATGCCTGCCATCAGCCCAAAGGAGCGCAGCGAGGTCATGAATTTATTAGAGCTGACGGCGGCCGCATCGGCGTTATAGCCGATCGCCTTCGCCATCGCGGTGTATTCGCCACTAAACTGGCCGATACCGCGACGCATTGCCATCAGAGTGTTTTCATCCAGACCCAGCATCTGAGCGTATTGGTTCGCGCGGTAATACGGCATGCTGCTAAGACGCTGGCCGACGCCGGTAAAGATCGTCGCCATATCCCGCATGTTGCCGCTGGCATCACGCGTTTGAACCCCCAGCCGGTTCAGGAAACCCTCAGCGCCGGGATTGTTACGCATGAACCTGGCAAGATTTTCGAGAGAGCCGCGGGCCCCGTCGACACTGCCGCCAACCTGACTAACCGCATACCCAATCTGCTTAATGCCCTCCACCGTCGCGCCTGTGCGCTGAGAGGCCCAGTACAGGTCGTCGAGACCGCTGGCAATTTTCGCGGTGAATGCAACGACGGAAAGCGCCGCCGCCTCAACTTTGACGCCCAGTTCAATCGCTTTAAGCGTTGTCCCGGCAACGACGGCATCGAATTTTCTGGCGCCAGCCTCATCAACTTTGAACCCAAGCGAGATCAGAAAGTCCTTGAGCGTTTCAGCGTTCATTAGCCTCTCTCCATTTCGCTATACGGTTTTCGTTATCGGCTTTCAGGTCCAGCCAGTCATTCAAACGGGCAATATCAGCCAGATCGACTGATCCATCTTTCAGGGCGGTGTAAGAGATGAGCCCGGCATCCACCGGGCGCATCAGGAAATCCTCACCTTCTGGCATGGATTCGAGGACAGGACCTATGGCTGGGTAGGCGTCCCGCTGCCGGGGAGTTCTTTCAAAAAATTTCCCAGGCTGTCGGCGACCACCCGCGCCACCAGCTGCAGCATCGTGAACAGGTCGATATCGTCGAACATCAGCGCGCCCTGATCGAAAATTTTCACCCACCCTTTTTCATGCTGGCGCATAACAACGCCCAGGCACGGATGAATCACCGCGTTAACGTCCTCTTCAGGCAGAGCTGCCAGCGTATCGGCAATCTTCGGCAAAACGATATCCAGAGCGTCGAACGCCCTTTTCTCACCGAAAACCAGTTTGCCCTCGCTGTCTCTGACCATCATGGATTTCAGCGTGCCAAAGTCAGAAACCAGCCCGGCCAGCACCGGCAGCAGTTTGCGGCTTACCTTCAACTGCTGGAAAACATCGAGCTTGGCGGTGCGGTATTTAACGCCTTTGATTTCAAATTCCATCTGTTAAAACTCCCCGAGCAGTTGATCAATCTTGCCGCAGTCAAAGACCCAGGAAACCGTATTGCCGACTTTGGCGTTAGCGTGATCGGGTTGCTTCTGGAAAGCACAAGAACGCGCTGTAGTGGTATCACCTGATACTTTGTTGCGAATGACGATGACGTTATTGCCCCACGTCGCCGAGGACAGGCTCTGTGCGTTGTACATCAGCGAGAGCTTTTTGTTTACCGGGGAGGTTTTCAGCAAAGTTACCGTGATAGTGCCGCTCTTTCCGGCGTGCAGGCTGTGCATCACCTCGCCATCGGCGCCAATGGTCATGGTGTTTTTGGCCTCTGTCATTGTGACAGTAATGCCCTCTTCGGCGTTCGCTGAGCCGTAGCCAAGCTCAACTAACCCGGTAGGCCCTGCGAGAGAGGCCGAAACATCAAGAAACGAATACGTAGACATCTATGGCTCCTTAGCGCACGACCGTGATTGCGACGGTGCCGTAATGAACGGCTCCGGCCAGTTTCCCGGCAACCTGAATTGGCACACCTTTCCGCGCTTCGCGATCGACCTGAAGCTGGTCATCAACGTTTTCTGCCCAGGTGTAATAGCCCTTCGTCAGCATATCGCCGGTATTGAGCTGGCCAAGCGGGCCACCAGTCCATTTACCCGGCGCAAAGAGACCGTTTTGCACGGCCTTATCGAGCACCAGCTCAATGTTGGCGATACGGGTTGTGGTACCGGCGTCGGTCTGGGGGATTTTGGTTGTGCTCGTATAGAGCGTGTTGTAGTCAGCCGTCTGCACGGCGTTCTGCAACCAGTCGAGGCCATGGCGCTCGTCGAAGAAATCGCCGTTTGCCATAACGCCTTGCTCAAGAATCGCTGTATCGTTTTCGTAGTACACGTAAACGTTGCAGTTCTTCGCTTCCAGGTTGTTAGCTTGCGAGGTACCCAGGGTTTCGTAGGTAACGCCCGGCAGCTGTTTAAACTTGAGGGTGATCGTCGTGTTGCTTCCAGTGAAGTCAACAGTGAACGCACGCGCAAACGAGGACAGCGCAGCATAGCGACTGCTGGTCGAATACTGGATAAAGGTACGGCTGTATTTCGCTACTTTCAGCTTTGAAGCCAGATCCGTCGTGGTAGCCGCGTCAAGAATCGTTGAATCAGCCGAGGTAACGCCAAAGATGCGGGATACGCTCGCGGCTTCGATAGCCGCCGCAACACTGATAATGTCGGTGTCGGAAGGATAATCAGCTACCGGCACGGCAAGATGAAGGCCATACCATGAATTCCAGTCCAGCAAAGCGTTAACCGCCTGCAGGAGGCTTTCTGCGCTGCCTGTTTCGCCAGTGGCCAGCGTTTTCGCCCAGCGACCGACATACACAAGAGTCGGCTGCGGTTGCTGGGAGAACCAGATAACAGCCGCCGCATATTCCTGGCTGTCTACACCAAAGTCATCGCCGATATCATCAGCGCTGGAGTAAAGGCGCAGCCGCTCAGAAATCGGAATAACAGTTGAGTCGCCCAGGATGAGCATTGAGCCAAAATTGCGCCCCTGCGCGGCCCGAGCAGAAAGCGTCACCGTCACGTTAGCGATACGGTTAAGGGGAAGCCCTTTTTCCATTTTAGTCTCCGGTAACTATCGTGACGTTAGGGTCAACGACAGATTTAACGTTGTAGGTACGGGTGTTTTTGCGGGAAAGGGTCACGGCAAGGTCATACCGGCGCACCCACTGGTTGTTGATCAATTCGGGGAGGTTTCGTATATCATCAGCGCTCACCAGCGACAAACCTGAGATTCGTCGCAACGTATCTGCGTTTTGATCTACAAACATTCCGTCACGAAACCGCGTGGCCATCCCGGAACCGCCGGGGCCATAGAAACAGAAAAGCACCTGGATGCTCTCCCATGACCATTGTTCGCTCTGATCTTCGCTTACCTGGACATTTGCAGGAGTGCCGGGACGTAAGAGCGTGGAGAAGTTAAACCCACACCACGTCTCACCGTTCGGTGGTATTTTGGACTGTGGATCGGTAAACCGGGGCAATACCAGGTTAACCGCAATCCCTGTCACGCCTCTTACCCAGCGACTTAGTTGCTTTTCCAGCTCCTTATCGTACTCAGGAGCATCCCCGACGGGGGTAAGATACCCAGGCTCTGTACTGTCGTTACTCAACGGGAATCCCTCCGTTAAACTCCAGCAGCTCGCAATGTGCCTGCACGAACCCGGCACCGTAACGGGTGTACGGATCGACAAAGGTCACGCGGTACCGTCTGCCGCTGTATAAAACGATATCAGCGTCGAGTTCTGGCGTTGAGTCACTGGCAGGCATCCCCTGAGTTAGCCTGAACTGGGTAACGATGAGGATGGCGCCATTGATGTTTTGCCCGGCGGCCATTCGCTTAGCCTCAAGCGAGCGGTCGACGGTTACGACACCAGAGAACGGAATAGCCTGCGCGGTATTGGTCGGAAAATTATCTTCGTCCACCGTCTGCACCTGCCGATAACACACCAGAGACAGGTCGACAAAGTCCGGGTCAAGCAGAACATCAGTCACATCGAGAAACGGCATTATTTTTTCCTCACGACATACTGAATCGCTCTGAAAAGGAATCCGCGGGCACGTAACGGCTTATCGCCAGGGATAGGCGGTTTCATTTCTCTGCGCTTCTTGATGGTCTTTTCAGATAGTGGGGTCAGACGATCGCCTGCCTCAATGACAGCCTTTGAGGCATCACGCGCAATCTGGCCTGCGGCTTCAAGATGCATCGACGCCACATCTGCCTTACCTTCAAGCGCAGACTGAGCGGCCAGCTTTAAACGCTCGGTTGTTTTATCCCGCGAATCCTCAATACCCATGTCCAGAAATGGCCTTGGCGGCAGAGTAACGGTCTCACCGTCTATCTCTACGGTTGCCCCGGTGGACTGGAGATACCCCAGCTCAGCGTTGCTCAGCGGCGCATCATCGCGCGGAGGACCTGCCGGGATACCAACCAGCACATCAGTGCCTGACAACTGCTTCAGCGCATCCAGAACGACACTGTAGTTGTCTTCCCGAATTGTGAGCCCGCTTTTCATTCCGGCGTCCCCAGTTGAACCGCTCCGGCACCAAACATCATCAGGTATTCCCAGAACTCCGATCCGTAACGGGAGTTGTTCCAGAAACCGGCATTAGGGTCCAGAGTTGCGCTTGCGTCGTAACTGGCTGAAACCTTATCCACTGATTTCGCGGTCTGTATGCCGCTATTTACACCACCAGCAGTACCCACAGCCATACCACGCATATCGGCGGCGTAAAGGTACATGTAGTGCGCAACATACAGCCCGACGATGTAGGGAAAGATATCCACGCCAAAGCGCGACTCACTCAGCTTGGCATCAGCAAGATTCAGTCGAGCCTGGATCATTGGTGTGGGGTACTTTGTTTCGTCAGCGAACTGCGGAAAGGTTGTCCTGAACTGCTCAGGCGTCGGCAGACTTTGATTTCTTGCCATTATCGGTAGTCCCCGGCAATTGCGCTTCGAGTTCAGCAATACGCGCGTCTTTCTCGGCGATTTTTGCTTCCAGCTCAGCAATGCGCGGGTCTTCTGCGACCGCTGGCGCTTCGCCATCAGGCGAGCAGTGCGCTTTTACGAACCAGTGATCAGCAACCGTGTCATCAACGTCGTGGAAGCCAACCGGGAAATGCTTTTGCTCTTTGCCGTCGTTGAAGTTAAACGGGGAGAGTACGTAAATCTTTTTCATTGCAAGTCCTCAGGAGCGGCCCTTTCGGGCCGCCGCAGGTTAGATGCCGTCGACGTAGGCCAGAGTTTCCGGATAAACCGGCTCTACTGCACCCAGCTTGCCGTAATAGGTTACGAGCTGATACAGGCCGCGATACTGGATCGGCACGCTCATCAGCGGAACCATCGGGAAGCGAACGTATTTCTTGTCGTTGGTGTAGAACATCATGCGATCAGAGTTCGACACGCCACGACCTTTCGCCCATTTCACCGGACGGATGTTCAGAGGACGCCCGTTCTGGTGGTATGCGATGGTGTTGGTTTCCAGATAGGTCAGCAGTGACTGGTTACCAGCGCTGGATACGATGGTGCTTGCCAGCAGAGAGAACTGCTCCGGCGGGATCAGCAGGTCCGTCGGTACCATGGAGTAAGCAGAGTTGGCCCACGCTGCACTCAGCCCGGCATTAATGCTCGCCCGGATTTCGTCAGCGGTGGAGGTCGCCCAGGTCTTCGCTGCGTTGGTCGGCGTTACCTGCGTCAGGTTCATCAGGCCTTTAACGTTCAGACCGGAATCGCCGATATAAACCTGCTCGTCCGTGTCCATGTTCCACTTCAGCTGCATGCCGTCGTACTTCTGCGTGTCGATCGGGCGACCGACCTGTGCAGCGGCCTGCAATTCAGGAACGGTCCAGCCAAGCTCCATACCCCACAGTGTGAGCGGGAAGCCAGTTTTTGCGATGTCGACGTTAAGTCCAGCCATCGCGGTCGCGGCTTTGCTCAGCCAGTTTTTACCGTTGGCGTTCGGTGTACCGGCAGCGGCAAAGGTGGTGTTAGTGAACGAGCTGATCTCGTCAGCAATAGACACGTCTTCACGCAACTGGATATCGCGCGACCAGGTGTAATTCACCAGCGGCAGATTCAGTGTCTGATCGAGACGCTCCAGCTCATGGACAAGAAAGGCACCAGTGCCGTCGACTGTCGCCTGGTCAAATGTCATTGGCATTTGCGATTTCCTTAAATATTGAAGGCCAGCTCAATGTTGCCGCTGGTGTCGCCAGGGCCATTGAAGTAAGCGTTAGTGATCTGGACGGTATTCGAGCCATCAGCGGCGGCAAGGAACGCGCCGAGAGGGCTTGAGGCGGATGGTGTGGCCACTCGCATGTAGACCGGGCCATGCAGCGCAACGCTGGATGCATCCGCGCCGATGTTTACCGTGACGTAACCACGTACCAGGCAATCGCCGGTGAAGTTTTTACCGCTGCCTACCTGCTGGACTTTATCCGGCTGGCTGGCGGTCGGATACGGACGAACGTAAATGCCTACCAGCACCGACGCTGTATCACTCGCAGCGATTGGCACAAATTTCCCGGAGGAAATCTTGCCGCCAAGACCGTAAGCGGGGAAAAGGTTGGAGGAGTCCAGCAGTTGAGGTTCAACCGTCAGATCCTGCGGACGAGAAATTGCCCCGGCGATGCCCGCTGGCATCCGGTAAAGAAATGTATTACCCATTGGTTAGCCTCGTTTAGACCAGAATTCCTGCGCGGCCTGATTCATACCGGCAATGGTTTTAACAGTGGTGGCAGTCTGCGTTTGCAGGCTGTCGACGGTTTTGGTATTGCGGTTTTTCGCCAGCTCAGAAACAGCCGTGAAAGCCATATCTACCGTGGCTTTTTTCAGCTTGCTGATATCGGCATCACCGACAATAGAGCGCACCAGAGATTGATCGGCAGAGGCGAGCACCTGACGCTTGAATGCTGTCGGCTTCGCCTTCTCTGGCAATTGGATGCCTGGCTGAATCAGATCGGCACGGTAAGCGGCGTCGCCGGTAACCTTACCCTCTTCTTCCTTTTTCTCCTCTTCGTCCTCGGCATCGCCGGTACCAGGAGCAGCTGCCGCAGGCGTGAGTTTGGCAACTGCCTCAATCAGCGCCTTACCCCATGCAGGAATTTCTTCCTCGCCATCGCCGGTACCAGGCAATGCCGGGCCGGGAAGCGGATTTTGCGGCGCAAGGTTAATGACTACGCCGCCGGGTGTCATAGAGGTCGATACATCGTTATCGCCCGTGACATCATCAGGCGGGTTATCAATGAGACTTGCCATTTCGGCAGCGTCCCCGGTTTTACGGGCCTTCAGGAGCCGGGTAAACCAGTTTTTAGTAGTGCTTGGCATAGAATCCCCTATTGCACAACGGAAACCGGCCCGCCCGTTAGGGACAAGGGCCAGATGGTTAGCGGTAATCGCAGATTGCTTTGCGAGACCAGGTGAAATTTGTTCGTAATCGGCGTCGTACCCGCAGCTGACCTCGTCATCACCATCATCAATGGCCTGCAGGGCTTCCGGAGTTTTGACGATGACATCAGCCAGCAGCAGATCGGTTTTATCGTCCGTGCCACGTCGTACGTTCTGGATGTGCCCGTGAGCCAGCTGGCGCCAGTTATCAGGGGTAACAAAGATGATCTGCCCGTCAAAATCTCGCGGATGGCCGATAGTGACTGCCATGCCTTCAAATGACGCCATGGCTCGCTCGCTGAACACCTCTTCTGGCATCCGGCGTACGATGACCTTCCCTCTGTCGTTTGGGACAAGCTCAGGCCGCTCTGTGGCGTCGTACTCCTGCTCACCAGTCCTTGCGATCGGGACGTCCTTAAACAGGACTGACCCATCAGCAAGTTGAAAGCGGGTATTACCCAGGCGGGTTTTAAAGAAATATTTCATGGGTTACCTGCTGAATTGCGGGCATTGAAAAGGCCGCTCATTGGCGGCCTGTTATTTTTTTGGTTCTGGGATCTGCACTTCTGGCCAGCAATCGCAGTTCGGCAGGCATCCGGCGTGGCCGGTCATACCGTCAAGCGTTGGCGGGTTATCCCAGCGCACAAATTTATCTTTCATTCCTCGGTGCGATGGCCTGGTACCAGCCCCCTTGATGCGCCACCAGTACCCCTCAGAACCAACGGACAGTGCCCGAGCCTGAGTTAATGCGGTAGTGGCGCGGCCTATCTCAGTGCGGGCTATCATCCGCGCCCTGCTGGCTGCCACGTCGCCGGACTGCATGATCATCTCGTAAAGCTGATCTGGGCGCTCACCATGGATGACAGCTTGTATTGCACGCTCCTGAATCTCCCTGACACGTCCGGCCGCCTCTAATGGCAGAGACTTCATGTAGCGAATCTGTCGGTAAACGATATCTTGCGCCACCATGCCGACTGGTGTGTTACTAATCACGTCACGAAGACCAGCGGAAATTTCTTCCGAAACAGAGCGCCACTGATCCCACTCTTCTCGCTCCACCTGGGCAAACATCTTTCGACCGACCATTTCGGCCCAGTCGTCGATCACCACGGAGTAGTCAACAAGCGATTTAGCAATGCTCTCAGCGCTTGCCTGTGAACCATCGTAGGAGCCCGTGACGATTTGGTTTATCTGGTCGACTATCGCCAGTAGGCTTTTCTGATACTGGACCTCCGATCGGCGGCGGAGGGCTGGTTTCAGATTCAGTCTCCTGCCACTGTTTCTTCGCACTCTGGATATCCTCATCGCTAATTGAAGCACCGATGCCGGTAACGTCAGACAGCTCGCGCAAATCGGTCAGAGCAGCAGCCGGCGACATTCCCAAATCACGCACCGCGGTTGCCAGGGCGGTGGTCGTGTTGGTCGCCACCGTGGAGCGATCGGTGTCGCTCATCTGCCACAGGGGGTTAAACTCAAAGGTGAAATCTTGCGGCAACGGCTCGCCAAACTCTGAGCGATGCAGTACATCGAATAACAGGCGGATGTGAGGCCGTAAATCTCGCTCCTGAAGCGTTCCCACGTCGTCGTAGTAGTTCGCGAGGTCAGCGTCACCGGTTGAAAAACCCTTCGGTGACTGGCGGAACAGACGGACAAGAGGAATGCCAACAGCACCCGCAATATCCTCTTTAAACTCACCCAGCAGGTCAGACAGCCCTGCGAAAGAATAGGAATGTGTTTCAAATTCGTCCTCCGAATCAAACAGGGACATACCCTCGTTCGTCTGGTACTGGCGGACCATTTCCATATTCTTGATAAGCGCTTCAAACGCCTTGCCGCCCGTGGCGATAATCTCACGCAGCTTTTTAATCTTTGCCGTTCGCAAATGCGCCTTGTAGGCAAGCTGGGCGGCGCCGACGCTGGTGCTATCGTAGGAAGTCAGGCGATCGAAGATGCGCTCAACAATGGACATCCCCCACTCGTTTTCGGTGATTTTCTGCTGGTACGGCAGTTTCACACCATCCATACGGATCAGGCGGCTGTGGTGAACAGTCCACGCAGGAAGCCCCTGCGCCGTTGTCACGATGTCATAGAATTCAGGCTTGCCGAGGTTAGGGCCAAGCGCCTTAATGCGCCTGGTGAGCTGCGGGTTAATCATCCAGCGGTCAAGTACAGCCAGACCTTTAAAACTGCCCTTACCTACCTTATCCAGCACCAGCGGCGTCAGCGGTGCCTGACCTTCAATCAGAATCAGTGCCACCGCCCCGCCATACAGCCGGGACCATTTCAGCGTCTCGTTGATGCAATCCCAAAGCTGAAGATCATCGAACCGTGATTCCAGAACGCCACGACGCTTCGGGTCTATCTCACTGGTGATCCGCACGCCTTTTTTGGTCATATCGTCCGCTTTCGAATCGACTGCGGCGCCAATAATCCAGGAGGAACGATAAGCCCACTCGATGAGCAGACGGTTGCGGCTGGTATAGTTCGCCCTGTAGGTCGATGCGGCATGCTGGTTAGGCTGCTGCATACCGACACGGGCAACAAAGTTATCGTACGAATCCGCCGTGGCGACTCGTCCTGTTTTCTTCGCCATGGTGACTATTCTCCGGCTATTTCGATACTCGTGGCGGATAGGATAATTTGTTAAAAAACGACCCGATTTAACATAATGACTGTTACCCGCACCAGCCGGATCCCTCCCATGATGAAATGTCCGCCAAAGGCTTATTTATCGTGGTTAAGTGGCTAAAAGCGCGTGAATAAAACATGCATAAACAGGGTCGAAAAATGAATAGCGTGAATTTTGCGTGAAACGGTTATTTCCAGGTATTTAGCTATTCCCCAGCGCTTCCCAGATATCCATTGCCGTATCGGTTGGAGCAAACGCCATGATGAACGCGTCGGCTACGTTCGGCGATGGTACGTCACGCTTGGCGAGGTCTTTCTTGCTTTCCACCATCACGCGACCGTTTTTGTCAAAATCACGGTGCGGGGTAGTAAGTTCCAGCTTGAGCTTTTCCAGCAGCGGACAGGATGAGTCAATGCTAATCAGCTCATCTACCGGGTACTGCTCGCCGTTCTTTACCGCGTTGAAGGTGTTACGGAAGCGATCCGCTACCAGCCACCAGGCTTGCGCTTTTAGGTTGGCGAAAAAATCCTTGTTTGGGATGCCAATATATTCGTAGTCAGGCTCATTCACACCAGCGCCAGCATTGAATCGCTGATAATTGATGCGGGATGCATTCATGTTTTCGCGCTTACGATCCTCATTAATTTCTGAGAATTTCGCGCCAGCAGATGCCCCAACGCCGATTGAGTCGTAGACGATATCAGCATCGCGCTCCAGTGCTGCCTGATACGTACGCTGGCAGCTCTTCAGCAATTCGTCTTCTTTCGCCTTCCACTCATCCGCCCAATACACGACGGAGCCGTGGCGATAGACGTTAGCGCACTTATCGGCGCCGCTATCGGCAACGTCGAAACCAATACGCTTACGCCCGCTTGGCTCGAAATTAAGGACTTTATGGGCATCAACAGCCGCCTCAATCCATGACAGCTTGATAATGGCCGCATCATCATCCGACTCTGGCACGCCTTCGTAGACGTGCTTAAATCCATCCGGATCCCGGCGCTTAGCGGCTTCGATAACCTTCAGCATGGTGTCGGACAAAAAGGGGTTTTCATCGTAGTTGATTTTGCGTATCAGCGTATCTTCTGGCGGATCGACCACAAAGTTACGCCACACGAAATCAGTCACCAGCCCGGGGTTAAAGATAAACCAGCACTCTGAGCCTTCTTTACGGATGGTAGGCTCCAGTATCTTCCACTGGTATTCCGTCAGCGCGTGAGCCTCTTCAAGCCACAGAACGCTGATACCTTCCAGAGACTTAATCTCTTCAATGTTGCGCCAGAGCCCATAAAAGACGAATTCAGACCCGGTCACCCGGTTAATGATTTTGTTGTTCAGAATGCGGAAACGATGCCGTAGGCCAAAGCGGTCAATCTGAATTTTGAGCAGGGTATACACCGACTCTTCAATTTTGTTCTGGATCTGACGTGCACAGCAAAAGCGCAGGCTGTATTTATTCGACAGAAATATGGCTATGCCAGCGGCATCCCACGATTTTGACGATGACCGGCCACCATAAAGCACTTTGTTACGCGCCTGCGTCGTCCAGAAGCTACGCAGGACCGGATTCAGCGTCGGTTTGGATGTCAGAGTAGAAGTCATTGAGGTCACGCTCTCCGTTGCCATCATCTATACCAGCATCACGGCGAAGACGATCGGCCTCCAGCGACACCTTATCAGTAGCGGCCTCTCTATAAGTAACGTCAGCGCGCTGCTTAATGATTGATACCTTGGTGTACTCCAGAGATTCAATGCGCGCAGTATTGCGATGCATGGCTGTCTGAGCTGACGAAATCAAGTTGTGAATGTCTTTAGCCGCCTTGGCATTCGCGGTCTCAAGCTCTGCTTTCCAGCGGCCAATATTCTCTGCAGCGGTCAGATTTGCCGCACGCAGCCAGAAAAGCTCATCGTCGAGTGTAAGCATCTGAGCATCTTCAGTAGTAGCATCAGAAAGCAACATTCGACGACCGTAGCCGCCATGCTTCAGGGCGTGCTGATTACCGGTCTGAAATGGATTGGTTGGAGGATTGGTACGCACTCCGCGTATCGGTTTCGTTTCTGGTGGAGGTTCAGCTTTTGGTTGCGTACTTTTTTGCGTACGGCCAGCGCTGGCAGGCTTTTCGCTGGTACGCACCTTGCTCTTTTGCGTACCACTTTGCGTACCATTTTTGCGTACCTGCGTACCGCTATTGCGTACCCAGTCAAACTTTTTAGCCCTCTTCCTGATAGCCCCTTCAGTAACGCCGTATTTATCGCCTATATCACGGAGACTAAGGACTCCGGCCCGGTATGCCGATTCGATGGCCTCCCAGTCCGGTTTTGCCATAATTTTGTCCTCGCCTTGACATTATCGAGCCACCTCTTGAAGTGGCTCTGTAATGCCATCAAGCTAAAACTCCGACCGTCTGTTTTTCTACTTTGTCTCTGGCCAGAGAAATGCAGAACCGCACAAACAGGGATGAAAGCGCATAACACACTGCGGTGAATACCCAGCCGCCGTAGGCAAGCAGAGCGATGGTTGCCACCATGCAACACCATCCCCACCAACGAGCAACTACGTTCTTACGCCGGACAATCTTTCTCAGCGACTCAAGCACCGACTGACGTGTTTTCTCATCAGTTACATGCTCAGCGCCATGGGCGAGGAATGTTGTAAGAACACCCCCAAATACACCAAGGAATACCACCACCCAAAACGCAGTAGCGGCCACGTTCAGAATGTTGCTTTGCCCTGTAACCGATCCAAAGGCCAGTGCCGCAAGCAGCGCGTAATAGAGAATTTTATTCAGTGTGTCGATCAAAAAGTTTTTCATGCAGTTTTCCTTTAGATGTGAGCCTGTCGTACAGGAACGCCGCCCGAGAGAGGTCGCCACCTTTAACGGCGTTCCTCAGGCTCACGACTGAAAGACTCTCGATGGTTTGCGTGTACGATACGCATAAAAAAGCCCCGCTATTGCGAGGCTCGTTTTTTCTCTGCTTGCCTGATGTCAGCCTTATCCCGGTTGCACTGCCCAAGCGCTGATAGCAGACTGACGTTTAAATCCAGGCTCTGGCCCCACGTCAGGTTGTCAGGGATTTCCGGTTGCGGGGTGTCAGCCGTCAGGCTGGCCGGTAACGGGACCACCGGAACCTTGACGTAGACCGTTCGCGAATTGTTGCAGCCGCTTAACTGCGCCAGCAGGCACAGGGCGATTAGTGCAATCATCATTCGCAACAGCAACCCGGATATCAGCCGAGGCTCCCGATGCGTCCAGTGCGATCTGCTCTTTTGCATGCTGATTGGCCTCGGCGATGGTGTTGAAGATGGTCATGGTGGTCAGAACGTTGGAGGTGATCGCCTGAGCTGCGTTTACCTGCTGCTCGGCGCCATCGGCTCGGGTTTTCTGCTCAGCAGCAGCGTTGTGGTAATGCATTGCCAGCCAACCAAGGCAAACAACCAGGCAGATCACAACGGCGCTGATAATGGCGGTTAATCGGCTCATTTCTGCCCCCACAAACAAACTTCGCGCTCAATCTCGCGGCGAGTTATCAAGCCTTTCCACTGTTTTCCCTTGGCATAGGTCCAGCGGCGCAGCTGATCACATGCACCTTTCTGGTCGCCCTGGTTGATTTTGCGCAGCAGCGTGGAGGTCTGGAAATTGCCAGCGCCGACGTTATAGGCGAACGAGTACAGAGCCCCGCGCATTGTCTCGGGGATCGGCTTCTGGATGTATGGGTTAATCTGGCGGGCGACGGTGTTCAGGTCTTTGCTGAGTAGCGCACGGCATTCAGCCTCGGTATACTTCTTGCCGAGCATGATGTCTTTGCCAGTGTGGCCATAACAGACAGTCCAGACGCCTACCACGTCTTGATAGGGATCGTATCGCACACCTTCAAGGCCATCGTTACCGGTCGGGCCGGTGATGAGCGCTGAAGCAATGGCTATGGCGCCACCGCCGACGGCAGCGATAACGCTATTCCTCAGTTTTGGTGTCATAGCCATTGAGCCGATCCTCGCGTTCTTTCCGCCGGTAGTACCAGTTCACCCCACAGGTGGTAATGGTGCAGGCGATACCGACAATAATTGCCCAGTCACTCAGGGTCATCCCCGCTATTTTGTCGGCCAAAATCCATACCTCTGCCTTAACTGCCCCGGCATACGCCTTTGCTGAGACACCGCAGCCCGTCAGTGCGGTCCCGGTGCCGTATGAAAGTCTGCTGTAAATGGTGCTCATTTTTGTCATAACCTCACCTCCGTAGATGACGGATGGCGCTGTGCGTAAAGGGGAAAAGAGACCCAGACCCTGCGGGCTGATTTATCAACAAAGCACGTCGGGGATGATTCCCGAGGGCCTAGGCATGCTCAATAAAAAACCCGCTCAAGGCGGGAAGAAATACCAAGGGTAAAAGTGACGGCGCGGTAGCCGTAATGGTCCCAAGGTAGAGGGATTTAGAAGGCTGCAGCATAACTATCACTGGTGATGCAGGATAGCCAGTTAGGGCTGCAGCTCGGTTTCTTGAGTGGTGGCCGGTGCTGATCTCCGGCTTTCTCTGGCATTACACGTACCCAAGACTATTCTCCAGAGATAGCGCTGTCCTCATTAAGGGGTGCCGTCTCTAACGCATCAGCCTGCGCATTCACCACAACGGGAAGAGCACTGCGGCGGAATCGAACCGCATCTGCATAAGCCGCATTTCCCAGATATGCTACTTACAATGCCCTTACCTGTTATGGGCTCCGTTTCGTGGAGCAACGGCCAGTCGATCAATCTGGCACCCGGGGAGGACTTATTTTAGGCGATAATGCCCGTGCTCCATATCTGGCGGCCTGTTGCGTTGCGCCAACAACGCCCTGATGGATTGGATTATGAGCCCGTCATCAGGTCAGGCCATTATCTGGTGCTGGTTGACGGAATCGAACCGCCGACATCCTGCTTACAAGGCAGGCGCTCTACCTGCTGAGCTAAACCAGCAATCTGGTTCAGGGCTCTTGCGCGGCGGGTGTCGAAGTGTCGTGCAGCACGTCTCTACCCAAGAGCCCTGACCGGATTGCAGATACAAAAAAGCCCCGCACGATGGCGAGGCTCGGTGTTCTGATAGGTCAAACGCAAATACGGCAACCTACACTAAATATATTGCTCATTTGTTCATTGAAATGCAAGCGCGTTATGACTATTTTTTGCAATTTTCCTCACGCTTTCGCGATCGTTAAACGCATTTTGCAGCGGCTGGTACAGGCAGAAGAGCGCCGCGTTGATAATCTGCTTAACTTCCCGGCGGATGGTTGAAATGCTCGGGTGCTTATACTGGTTTCCGGCGCGGGTCTTCATCAGGCGAGGTTTGCTCACAGCATGCTGCCATGAAGCGATCCTTATCTCGCTTGAGTTACAGACGTAATAGGCAAAAATCACCTTCCATGCGTTCTCATCTACGTTTTTCAGGTAGTGTCGGATTACGGCATCAATCAGCAACCCATCATCATCGCTGCATACAGGCCTTGATGGTGCTTGCGGCTCAACGGTGGCCATGAACTTGGCGATCATATTTATCATCGCCTTGTCTATCTTCCCTGTCTGGCACCATGCGCCCCAAAGCTGGAGCCACTGATCTATCCACTGGTGCTGTTCGTTGGTTAATTCCAGTTTCATGCTGTCTCTCCCGGGGTCTGATAGATGCGAACGAAATTTCGCAGTATGCGGTAGTCAACCAGTACGGTGCCGCGGTGCCGGCAGAGGCGGAGCTTTTGCCAGCGATCCCGGATGCGCTCGATAACGTCATGGCTCATGCGGCCTCCATTTCGGTAATGGTTAGCTCAAGCCGCCCACCTTTGACGACAGGCATTCTCTTGACGCTGTAGTAGTCAACCTGCTGGTCATCGAGCCAGAAACCCGATTTCGTCAGGGCGTCGAATGCTGCCTTTTGCAGGTTGTCAAGGTCACGGCGCCGGCGATCCGGCATGTGACACTCAATACGGATTTTCAGTGGCGTGGCCAGGCCGATATCAAGCATCAAGTCTTTGATGATTCTGGCGACACTGTCGCGGTATGCCTGCCCTTCCGCGCTGATGTGTGTGCGCCCCCGGTTATGCCGGTAGTAGCGGTTGTTGCTTGGTGGCCAGGGTAATGAAATTCGATATTGGTTCATGCTTTTATCAGCCCCTCTTTCATCCAGATAACCTGCGTTCGGGCCATTCCCTCCAGTGCGCACTCTTTCGCATACTCCGCATCTACCAGGCGCGTGCGGCGGTCTATTTCATCGTGACAGGATGAACAGGCGATAGCGGCGATCAGATCAGGCGGCTTAATCCCGGTCCCGCACAATCCAGCAATGCGGATATGGGCCAATACCGTGGTTTCAGGGTTACCGTTGCAGACGCCCGGGATACGAACCTGACATTCGCGGCCGCGCGCCGCTTTGCGAAGATTAGCCATGCTTACCCCCAAATCCGTTGACGAAGTGATCGCGGCGTATACTCCGGTCGAGCACAAACCGGAAGCCTGGCGCTGACCGTCCAGCTCAGATAATCCGGGTTAAGGCTTTTCTCGGTGACGATGCCACGCGCCTGATATCTGGACACCAACTGTTCTGCCTGCTCCGCAGTGCATTCGGGATGCTGAAACCATGAGTGTTTCATCGGCATCACCCCGCAAAGCTCAGCAGCTGACTAGCGGCGTTTTCAGCCTCAGCCGGCGAGTGGAATTTGCGACGCAGAATGTAGTTCCAGAGCACATTCAGCACTGATTTGTAGACGCCGTTAAACTGGCTGTCGTCCATGCTGGCGAAGGAGATCGACTTTGCGACACGACGACGGCTGCCGTCAGGCATCTGGTATTCATCGTAAAAGCCGGCCTGAATGGTTGCCCACTCGCGGAAGGATTCGAAGTGTTTCAGCAGCGCCATATCGCGGGAACGGGATATACCGACCGAGGAGAGATACATCTCCGCGGCGTTCTGGAGCGCAGCGCGCTGATCGAAGTCGGATGAGAGGAAGTCGATAAACCCGGATATGAGGGCACGCTCAGCGGGCTCAATGAGGCCACCGGAAGGCGTCCAGTAGTGATACCCGAGAGTCAGAAGCTTGAAGAACTTCTTGTGGAATGCGTAATTCCGGGGCTTGCGGAACTCACCGCAAAGCAGTTGCCCTACTGGGATAAGTTGCAGGTATTCGCTGGTTCCCGGCTCTGCGGGAATCAGTACGTTTTGATAACTCTTCTCAAATTGCAGTGTTTGCGCCATGTGTCCCCACTTGGCGCCGGGGTAAAGTTGTCAGTTGTCCAGACTGACGAGGTAATTATCGCCCTTCCCGGGGATAAATGCAAAATGAGCATATACGAGAAAACCCCTCCAGAGAGGGGTTTGATTTCAACTGGAGGCTTTGCGTTCTGCGGGGGATTTAGGCATCGCCAACCTCCTGCGGGGCGGCTGCAAAATGCTCAACACCTTTAGCCCAGATATCTTTGATAGTTGTCCATGTGACAGGTACCGTGATTTCAATTCTCCCGCTTCCGTCGCAGGTTTCACATTCATCATCACCAAAGCATTCCGGGCAGTTTACGAACTTGGTTTCTGAAAACTCACCAGATAGCGCCCACTTCGCGCCGTTTTCAGCAGTTAACCTCATTGGCACCATCACGTAACCATCCGGAATTGCCGGAGAGTTGCCAGCCTTATTCACAAGAATGTCGATAGCTCTCTGCAGGAGCATTGCTTCAGCGAATGATATCCTGTGGCCCATCTTCAGCTGATTTCTGAGTAGCAGCAGTTCCTCTTTCATGGCTTACCTCCGCTGAGCATGGTGGCGCGGCAGGCATTCCAGGAATCAGCGGCCGCATTTCGTTGGTCTTCATCCCACTGGAATACAGCGTGGTCACGACGCCTGGCACTGGCAAGAATCCCGATACTGTCCGGGGTGGCTTCTTCCGGCACTACCGGCGCTGGCTGCGCGTGGCGATAGAGCTGAGTGCCGACAGGAAGAGCCCTGTCGATTGTCGACGTGTCATTGCCTGGGCGGTTAGATAAAACTTCGGCCACAGGCTCGCTGTCCGCTACCGGCTGCACTGGCGGCATATCTGGACCTTTGCGAATAGCTTTTGCCAGCTCTATAGGGTCATCGTAAAGCCAGTCTCCGGTCTCGGGGTGGTTGGCTTCTGCCAGTTGGGAGGCCCACTCCAGGCCGTCTTTGTGTCCCTGTAAGTAGTCGAGAGGCAAACACCAAGACTCGCTGTCCATTGCGGAAAGCGCCATGCGGGCCATCATCGCAAACTCGCTACCCTGATTAATCATTGGGTCGCTGACAATTTCTTCCAGGCGCTCTCTGGTTATGGTCGATTTGGTCATTGGTTGGCTCCTTCTGCCTGATACTTTTCGAACCAGAACACTACCGGCGCGTTAGTTGGTTGAACCAGGCCGAATGATTCCGCTGTTCTGTAGCTTCTCGATGCCCGACGAGTCACATCAACCTGGGTTGCAATGCGATTGCGAAAATCCTCAACGGTGCTGCACATTTTGAACAGGTTGCAGGGAATGCATGCTGGAACCATGTTGCTGACCGTATCGTTTTCTGGCCTGTCCATTGCGTAGCCGTTACTGATATTCCTTCGTACTGCTTCGACGTGGTCAGCGTGCCATTTATCGCCAAGCTCACAGCCGCAGTAAGCGCAGCGGCCGCCGAACTTCATGCGCAGTTCAGTGCGTTGTTTTTTGGTCAGTGCCATCACTCAGCCTCCACCTTGATGCCAGCGGCTGCCAGCGCTACCTTTACGTCCTGGCTGTAGTTATAAACACCATCAGACCAGACATATCTGTCCCCAGATACAATCTGCCGTAAGTCTGGCAGCTTCACGGTGCGGGCCTCCAGCCCGGCGATGCGCTGGCGCAGTGCTGTGTTATCGTCGAACAGCTCACAGATGTGGCGATTCTGCTTGCGAACGCGATTTTCGCTTTCAGTCATTTGCTGCTGCGCCTTCTCCAGCTTTTCGCTGTTAGCCTCAGCTGTTTTTCTCCACGTTGCGCAAATACGTTTCTCTGATTCCAGTGCCTCTACCAGCTCCATGGTCTCCGCCGGGGAAAGATGCTCACCGCATTCAGCGTTGATTCTGGCTCTCTGCGCCAGTTCGGTGATATCAGTCATGCGGCATCTCCTGTTTTGGCATCAGCGCATCGCGGACGCTCTGCCGGTAGTAGTGGTGAAAGGCGAATGTCAGACCGAGCTTTGTTGGCCGCTCCTGTTTACCCAGCAGCTTGAGGCGAGTGCAAATGGTCGTCGCCGTCCAGCCAGAGTGATAACCGGCGGCTCGCTTCATAACGGTTTCCGCCAGGATGGTGCGAAAGTCGTCTCGCCCGAAATTAGTGTTTTCGAATGCGGCGTTGATCACTTCGTCAGTGAGATGTGCATCGATAGCGTGGCTCATTTGTCAGCCCCCTCGCGCAGTTGCTTGGCGATATCTTCCAGGATGCCATCAGCAAAGGAGCGGTCGAAATCCCCCTCAGGTGCATCTGCCATAAACTCGGTTGAGGTGAGAATCATGCGGGCTATATCGGCGGCGTTTTTGGCTGTGTCTTCAATAAAACCTGCATCCCAGGCGGCCAGCATTCGGTTAGCCACAAAGTGCGCACCTTCAACGCGGCCATCAGCCTTAATCCCGGGCAGGTATGCGTCGGTAGCTGGGAACGGGTTTTCAGCATTAACATCGCGGGAAACGTACATGTTGATTTCTGAAACATAATCCAGCGGCACACCCGCGAACATGGTTCCTTCGCCTTCAGAGAAGTATTCAACGTGGTTGTCGCTTATGTCGGTCAACAAGCGATTCATCGTTAAATTCTCCGCCGCCAACTGCTTAAACGCTTTCGCTAGCTTCAGGAACTTCTGCCCTCTGATCGACAGCTCGCCAGCGCTCTCCAGGGAAGCGATGAGCTCGTTTACTGCCTGTAGTGTGATAGTCATGCTGATGTTCTCCCGTAAACAGCCAGTACCCGCTTCATCGCCGGGCTTTGCCGACACTCGTTGAAAATCTGATTGGTGCTCTTTCTGCCTGCAATCTCTTCTTCGGTGGCCAACCGGTAGTAAACCGTACGCCACACACGAGCTTCCGCTACCAGCACCCCCTGCTTTGCCAGGATATTGGCAGCCTGGTTGATGCAGGTATGCGTCATTCCGGAAGCCGCGGCGACATCTGGAGAGCTGCAGGTTTTATGCGTTTTCAGGTAGTTCAGAATTGCGTCTTTGCCTGTCATCAGAATCCACCCCGCTTAGTTGGTTTTTCCTCTTTCTCGCGCCGGCGCTGACTGGCAGCTTCCTGATCGCAGTCATAAATAGCCCCGTGACGTTGCTCGCAATAGACAACACCAGTCTCACCATGCCGGTTAAGGCGCAGGAGGAGCTCTGTGTCACTCTGGTTTGCGTTCTCGTCGTAGGCACCTTCCCGGTATATGGCCAGCCAGTAATCGCAGTCCTGCTCTATCTGGCCTGTGTCGCGGGAGTCGCTCGGCAGCGGTCGCTTGTTGGTTCGCTTCTCAAGCTCACGGTTAAGCTGAGTCAGGAGAACCACGACGCAATCCAGCTCCTTCGCCAGGGTCTTGAGGCCTTTGGTGATCAGCCCGTAAGCCAGGTCATTTCGCTCTGCCTTATCGGCAGTCATCAGCGTCAGGTAGTCGACGAGGATCATTCCGACCTTGCCGCGTTCGCGCTTGATGCGACGTGACTCAGCCATGACATGCGCCAGTGAAATACCCGGGGTGTCATCAATCAGGAGGTTATTGGTGTCAATCAGCGCTCCCATAACGCCAGTCGCTTTTTGCAGATCGCTGTTCCAGTCTCCCCGATAGCCGTAGTCGTCCTTCGTCATATCCGGGTAAAACAGGTTTGGCGAGATCCGCCCCTTCTGCGCGGTGATTTTCTCCACCATCTGGCCTTCCGGCATTTCGAGAGAGAACATCAGGGCCGGTTCGTTTTCGACCGTTGCGCAGTTGATCCCCATCTGGGTGTAGAGCGTGGTTTTACCCATCTTCGGGCGTGCGCCTATAACAAACAGGCTGCCACGCACAATGCGCTTCACACCGAGAAGTTCATCCAGAGAGCGGATCCCGGTCGACAACCCGCGGGAACGACCATCCGGCTTGAGCCTTTCGTCGAATTCCGCCGACCAGTCAGTAACAGCGTCATAGAACGTGCGAAGCCCTGTCCGTCGACCTGTTTTTACGTGCTCGGTTATCTCAGTGAACAGCCCCTGAATAGCATCGAATTTCTGCTCTGCGGTCATGCCGTTGCGGGCATAAAGCAACTCGATCGCCTTCGTTGTTTTCTCGATGCCGTAGCGCTCCATAGCGGTCTCACGGACACGCATTGCATAGGCCACGATGTTCGCCGCGCTTGGCGTGTTCTTCGACATTTCAGCCAGGTATGCAAAGCCCCCAACGGTTTCCGTCAGCCCCTTGCTATCGAGAGCATCAAACAGGGTCAGCAGATCAACCGGCTTATGGTCGCGGTACATCTGGCGCATTTCGGCGAAAATGACCTGGTGCTGACGCGCGTAGAACGATTCTGGCTTGAGAATCGAAAGTACCTTCTGAGTACGCTCGCTGTTGTCGTCGTCCAGCAGGAGCCCGCCCAGCACGCTCTGCTCTGCTTCAATGCTGTGCGGAGGTGTCATGAAATCAGCGGTCATCACGATCCCCCTCACGCACTTCGATATAGAGTTTTTCCGTCAGAAACTTATCGAATTTCATGCGGCGCCATGTCTTCCCTGACTTCTGGTCTGGTCGGTCTTCCAGCATCCAGCGACAGTTCTGAGCTATGTAGCGGAGATAAGCGCGAAAACCATCCATGTCCATCGGCTTACCATCAAGGTTGCGAGCGATTTTGTTCGCCTTGCTCCAGAAGGTGCGGATCAGATTGCGTCGCTCATCAGTGAGGCATCTCCACCCCCTGGCTTCAGGAAGTTCGTCTTTCAGGCATTGCCACACTTCATCGCATGACAAGCGTGTTTTTTTGTCTTCAGCCGGTTTCTGGTTATTTGCGACATACTTACTACCGTTAGGTAGTAAGTTATTTAATATATTGTTATCTGTGGACACTGGCTGGACATCGGCTGGACACTCCACCTCCGCAGGCATTGGTACTACTGCGTTTTGGCTGGACATCGGCTGGACATCGGCTGGACAAAAATTTGACTGATATTCGTCATATTTGACCACTTTTAGAACAGTAAAACGGTTGTTCGATTTGGTGGTGATCATGCCCAGGTTCTGGAATTTACGGAGCAGTGATTTAACGCGATCAGCGGTTAACCCCGTTTCCATTGCCAGGGTGTTTCGCCCGGTGATGAACTCTCCTCTTTCGCACATCACATCGCCGACATCAGTCGATACCATTGTCTGTTCGTGATTAGCGCGCAGGAGCAGGTGAACCCATAGATGGGCCGCCTCAGCATCCTTGTAGAACGGCACATCCATAATTTTACGGTGCAGCAAGGCAAACCCCTTACCGTCATTCGTGCGCGGTTTCTGGAGCCTTCTGGCCTCTCTGGCTTCGGCTAAATTTGATACGTTACTCACGGCCTTCCTCCTTCCGTTTCAGCTCTTCCAGGATGGCGCGCATTTTCATGCCAACCACCGGGTTAACCGAGCGAATGAAGCGATCGCGGGTAACATTTTTGTGTGTTTGTGCCTGGTAAAATCTGTTGCTCTTAGGCATAATTACTCCTGTGAATTGATCCAGTTAATTCGCGTAGAAAGCCGTTAGTGTTTGCCCACTGCGGCTTTCGCCTTTTCTGCCCTTCATTAGTCCCATCCCAACGGACCAGGCCGGCACCGCTCAGCACGTAATCCGATATCTGCCAGCGTTTCTACCGACTGCAGGTAATGCCGGGACACTACTACTGCTTCAGGCGGTACAACCTGCAGACCAAGCACTGACAGCTCTTTTGCTATGTCGGCGAAATGCCCTTCCCCCTTTCTGCGACTGACTGTTGATTCACTGATACCCAACATCTCCGCGTAAACCTTCTGCCCGATGGATGAAAGGCGGTTGAGTAAAACCCCTTCCAGCTCAATCGGTTTGAGGATTGGCGGTTCTAAGTTGCGGGCTATTGCATTCTCCATCTGTGATACTTCCTCTGGTGTTGATTGGGAGGCCGCTGGTTAGGCGGCCGGAACGCCCTTCGGAGAAGGGAATAGTTTTGGAAGGTCTGGTCTAATTTGATGCGCCTGAACCTCCCCATTAGTTGCATTTACGATGCTGTTTACATGTTCAGGCGAAACCTTTGCCTTGTTGTGGAGCCACTTGTAAACCGCCTGCTGAGAAACATCGCAGGCTTCACCAAGCTTTTTCTGAGAGCCGACAATATTAATTGCGGTTTTAATGGTTGGGTTCATGACAACCTCCGTAGTAAATACAAACAAAGAATAAAACCTTAGTTGTATTTAGTCAACAACCATTTTCGTTTGCCGCTATAAAACCATGGTTGTAAATTGAGAAGATGAAAACGACACTTGCAGAACGATTAAGAGAAGCCAGAAAGGCTGCCAGCATGACCCAGAAGACTCTGGGAGATGTTGTTGGAGTTAGTCAGGCTGCGATCCAGAAGATTGAAACTGGAAGGGCTGCTCAGACCACAAAATTGCTCGATATAGCCAAGGCTTTAAGGGTGAGACCTGAGTGGCTTTCTTCGGGAACTGGCGCCATGAGGGCTGATGGTGAAGATGACAAGAAGCCTTCACACATAAATCATGATGTGTTCAGGGTCGACATTTTGGATCTGGCCGTCAGTGCCGGCCCGGGCATTGTGAATCAGGAGTTCGTGGAGATCCTCCACTCGGTTGAGTATGCGCCAGCGGAAGCCCGGCACATGTTCGATGGGCGTAAGGCTGAGAACATCCGTATCATCAACGTCCGGGGTGACAGCATGTCCGGCACGATTGAGCCGGGTGATCTGCTGTTCGTCGACATCAGCGTTAAGAGCTTTGACGGCGACGGGATATACGCCTTCCTGTACGACGACACTGCTCACGTCAAGCGCCTGCAGAAGATGAAGGACAAGCTGCTGGTTATCTCAGATAACAAGAGCTATGCAGCCTGGGACCCGATCGAAAAAGACGAGATGAACCGGGTGTTCGTGTTCGGCAAGGTGATCGGCAGCATGCCGAAGACGTACAGGAAGCATGGTTAGTCATGCCTGTGGACTGATGCGGTGTTTGGGAGATCAGAAGCAAGGGGTTCAAACCCGTTGACGGCTCTCTAGTGATGCACAACAATGATTATATGTAATGGGCGATTTTTAATTGATGTTGGGGTTTCGATAAATTAATGGGCAAAGATAAGCGCCTGACCTTGAAACTTGATGGTACCAGTCCTGACGAGCTTACAATGTCTCGCCTTGGTAAGTATCTATCAGCTCTATCCGACCTTTATGGTTCGGTGGATGCCGTTCACTTTAAGGATGTGAGCGAAGGGTCGGCGTGCCTGAATACCTGGGTGGATAACCAAGCGTCATACGATGCAGTTATACAGCGCTCAATGACACAAGCTGCAACATCTGGAAGCTCTTACTTAAAATTAGTTTCTTTGCTGGCTCAAGATGGTTTTGGCGCAAAATTAATCAACCAGGATAAAGTTACTATTCTTGATTTTCCATCAATCAATGAAGAAGCCCCTTTCGTCGTAAGAAAGAAAGGCAAGGTGCAAGGAAAACTTTACAACGTTGGTGGCAAGGATGACTCCGCGCCAGTGAAGCTTGAGGGGGCTAACGGGGAGACATATCACTGTGAGGCAACTCCCGCTATGGCCGCAAAGCTTGGTGCATTGCTTTTCAAGCAAATACGGGTTTCAGGTGATAGTGAATGGATTAAAAAAGATGGCAAGTGGAAGCTAAAAAAATTAATAATTGAATCCTATGAAGTCTTAGAAAGCTCTAACTTGAAGACTGCTTTTAAAGCATTGCAGAATGCTCCCGGTAATCAATGGACAGAAGAAGATGACACTCAAGCCATCTTAAAAGCTTTAAGGGCGCTAAATTGCGAATAATATTCGATACTAACATTTTAGTGCAGGCCATCACAGGAATGAAAGATGGATGCAAGTTATCTAACCCTGAAAATGGCATGGAAATACCAGATCCCATGAGAAGGGTAGAAGCACTGATCGATATGGTAGAGAGCAGTGGCGGAGCCGTCATCATACCTACCCCAGTTTTAGCTGAGTATCTGGTTGGTATTGATAAGAAAGATCACCAAACGCACCTTAATTTAATTCAGAGACAATCTTGTTTTGAGATTGCTAGCTTTGATGAAATATCTGCAATTGAATGCGCTCAGATGCCATCGATAAAAGAGTTAAAGCTTATGATGAAATCTGACACAGCAAGCAAAGTAAAATTCGACCGGCAAATTATTTCCATTGCTAAGGCGCTCAATGTAGATGAGGTTTGGACACATGACAAAGGTGTATTCAACCGCTGCAAAGAAATGGGTATAGTGGTCAAATCACTTGCAGATATAGACCCAGCCCCAGTGCAGGTACTAATTGATATGAGTCATGACGCCCCCTCAGAGCTTCACTAACTTAAAAATAAAACCAGTACCCGGCCACCGCGCCGGGTTTTTACTGCCCTACTCTTCCCTCAGCATCAGCACGTCCAGTGCCAGCTCCACAGCCAGATCTACCTGGTCACCCTGCCACAACACCTGAATCATCTCTATCAGCGCCTCTCTTGATGGCTCGCGCTTCTCAACCAGCAGTTGCATAACCGCTATCCCGATGACCTGCGCTATCTGCGGGTGCATTTCTGCGAAAAACTCATCCTCATTCGACATGGCGCTGCCCTCTTTGGCGTTTTTTTGAGCTTACCAGCACGCTTTACAAAAATAAATAACCAATAAAAACAACCAAATAAAACCATTGCAGCCATTTAAACAACTATTGTTGTTGACTATAAAACAACTATGGTTTTAAATTAACTCATCCAAACAACACCGGCAACGCCGGGGTGAAGTCAAAACGTCCCGTTAGCCGCGATAAGGCAAAGGTGAAGAGATGATCCGAGAACATGAGGTTCCTGCGTGGAACAGATTCAAGGTGAAGGTGGCACTGTTGTTGGCTTTGGTCGCATTCGTAAGCGTTCAGTGCTGGGGTGCGGTATGAGCAGAAACGGCATTCGTTCACTGGTTATCGCGCTGGCCATTGGTGTGGTTTTCTGGGCTGGTCTGGCTGTCGAAATTATGCATTTCACGGGGGTGTTCAATGGTTAGTCATCATTACGGGACACAGACCGTTAACCGCGGAGCCGTTCTCCCAGGGATGCTCGTTAAGCATCGGGAAAGCACCTGGACAGCATCAGCAAATAAACGCGGCCGCCTGTACCTGCATCGTGGGATTGAGCGGACTTACACAACCGACTTGCTGGTTGAAGTTTATCTGAACGGGTTGGGACAAGGTCTCAGCCGGTAATCGAAACGAAGAATTTAACTGAGCTATCAGGCAGCCAATACGGTGCCGGGATTCTTACAACCAAATTTCAGGAGCGAGCTATGAACGCATACCGCGCATACGACGCTATCGAAGAGCGTAAGTGGGCTGAACAAACGCTGTCCGAAGAGAAGGAAAAGTGGATTGACGATCGGGCGAAAGAGGTCTTTGACAGACTTCCAGAGGATCCATACGCGGCACTACGCCAGTCTGTATCGTCCAAGGCGTTTCCATATGAAGGCCTCCGTAGCGATAAGGCTGGCGAGGTATACAACGACTTGCGCACAGCAATAGCTTACGCCCAGGCGGAATACGACTGGGATCACCGCACCGGCTGCCCGTTTTAAGGATGCATGAAATGTCTGAATCTAAAACTCACTACCGAAAAGCTTTTGACTCTCCATACCTGAGCAGCGCCGACATCGTTGAGCCCACGGTGCTGACGATTGCCCGGGCAACGTTAGAAAGCGATAAAACCAAAAAAACTAAAGACGTTTTTAACACCGCTTATTTTGAGGAGCGCGAGTTGCGCCCTGGCGAAAAGCTTAAGCCAATGATCCTGAATGCCACCAACAGCAAGATGCTGAAAAGCATTACCGGATCGCCATTCCTTGAGGATTGGGTCGGCGTGAAAGTCACTGTTTACGTCGATAAAAATGTCAGGTTCGGAAAGGAATCGGTTGAAGGTCTCCGCTTAAGCCCAGCGCGCGTTACAAAACCTGTGCTTTCGCCGGAAAAAACGCAGGCATGGAATAACGCTAAGGCCGCCTTCAGGCGCGATGGCAACCTTGATGCAGTGCTGGCGAGAATGGACATTTCTCCAGAGCATCGCCGCCAACTGGAAAAGGAGTGCTCAGCATGATCTGGCATGACGTCGAGCAAAACGGGGAAGAGTGGGATGCTCTTCGCCTGGGGAAGGCTACCGCTTCAAACTTCGGCTTGATTATGGCTAACGATGGCAAGGCGTTTGGCGAGCCAGCCAAGCGTTATGCGCTTCAGTTAGCTCTTGAGCAGATTAAAGGGTGTAAGTCTGAGTTTGGCTTCACAAACGACCATATGGAGCGCGGGCACGAACAGGAGCCAATCGCTCGCATGCTGTACGAAGAGATGAACTTCGTCGACGTGGATAACGGCGGTTTCTTTGATCACGAAACGTATGGGGATAGTCCAGACGGACTCGTAGGCCGGGATGGGTTGATTGAGATTAAGTCGGTAATTGCCGCTACTCACTACGCCACCCTCACCCGCGGCTCCTTCGATCCGGCATACAGATGGCAACTAATCGGCCACCTTGATTGCTCTGGCCGGGATTGGGTTGACTTCATCAGCTACTGCTCTGATTTCCCTGATGGAAAGCAACTCATTGTTTACCGCCTGACGGCCGCTGAGTGTCAATCAGAGATAGCCCGCCTTCGCGCGAGAAGGAATGAGTTCCTCTCCCTTGTGGCAGAGACTAAGCGAATGATACTGGAGCTCGAATGAAACGCACTCCATTTTACCGCAGGCCCGGCAAAGTCGGGAAATTCTCCGGCCTTCGCGAGCGCGTGATCTGGATGATTCAGACGCGCGGCCGCCCTGTAACCGGTAGCGAAATAGCGGAGAAGTTCGGCGTGACGCTTGTCGAATTTAACCGCGTTGCGAACGGTATTACCAGGGGAGAAGGCCGCATTGCACAGCTGATCGCATCGGAAACCTGGCTCAACGAGGACGGCATCTGCGATCGCACCTTTGACCTGATCACAAGGCCAAAGGTCATTACCCCGCAGGGTAAAACGCGCCTGTTCACTAAGCGCTCGATAGCTCAGGCCGCCTCTGGCAACCGCCAGAAATGTATTGATAAAGCGGCCCGGCGCCGCCGGCTTATCGCATCTGGCCTCTATATCGATGAAATGGAGTCAGTCCTATGACCCGCTACTCACTTATCTATTCTGACCCGGCCTGGTCTTACGGGAACACGATCAGCAACGGTGCCGCCGTAGATCACTACCCCACCATGAGCCTGCTCGATATGAAGCGGCTCCCGGTATGGGAGCTCGCCGCGGATAACGCTGTTCTAGCGATGTGGTACACCGGCACCCACAACCAGGAGGCGATCGAGCTGGCCGAGGCCTGGGGCTTTACGGTGCGCACTATGAAGGGCTTCACCTGGGTAAAGTTGAATCAGTTGGCCGAGTTGCGAATTACCAAGGCTCTGGCAGAGGGAGAGATCGCAGATTTTTACGACTTCCTCGCCCTGCTTAATGCCGAGACGCGCATGAACGGCGGCAACCACACCCGCGCCAATACCGAAGACGTGCTGATCGCCACCCGCGGCGCCGGGCTGGAACGCAAGCACGCCGGCATTAAGCAGGTGGTCTACAGCCCCCTCGGCGCTCACAGCGAGAAACCGTGGGAAGTTCGCCACCGCCTGGAGTTGCTCTACGGCGACGTGCCGCGGATTGAGTTATTCAGCCGCAGCGCTGCGCCAGGCTGGAGCCATTGGGGAAACCAATGCGCCACCGCTTCCGTTGAGCTGATCCCTGGATGCGCCATCGACGTTGTGAAGACGGAGGCAGCATGAGCGCGGCAGCTTACTACAACGAGATCGACCCATTCGCGGCGCAGTGGCTGCGTAACCTCATAGCCGCCGGGCATATCGCCCCGGGCGAAGTTGACGAACGGAGTATTGAAGATGTCACACCTGACGACCTCAGAGGATTTACCCAGTGCCACTTTTTCGCCGGTATCGGCGTCTGGTCCCATTCCCTCCGCCTCGCCGGATGGCCTGACGATCGCCCGGTCTGGACTGGCTCCTGCCCGTGCCAGCCTTTCAGCGCGGCAGGTAAGGGCGATGGATTTGCTGACGAGCGGCACCTATGGCCAGCCTTCAACCACCTTATCAGCGAGCGCAGGCCTCAGCATGTCTTTGGCGAACAGGTTGCAGCGGGTAGTGCAAACGCTTGGTTCGACCTTGTACAGGCAGACCTGGAAGGACTGGGATACGCCTTCGGGCTTGTGCCGTTTACGTCAGCGGGCATCGGCGCGCCGCACATCAGAGAGCGGGCCTACTGGGTGGCCAACGCCGACAGCCTCATCAGTGACCGGCGCTGGAACGTCCGGGCGCCAGGGCGGCATGACTATTCAAACGGCGGCGATGATGTCAGGCTGGGTAACACCAACGTCACGCGACTGGAAAGACTCGGCGGGAATGACGGCGCAGCGGGACGGGAAAGAGCGACTGGACCAACTGCCGCGTCAGGCGTTCATGACGGGCTGGCCAACGCCACAGGTCAACTACATCACCAATGCAACGACGGTGCAAATGAGTGCGGACGGCAGGGAGACACCGAACAAAATCGGATGGGCGGCGAGCCTCTGCGGCCCCTTGAGGTTAACGGTTTTTGGCGAGATGCGGACTGGCTTCTTTGTCGAGATGGCAAATGGCGTCCAGTTGAACCCGGCACATTCCCGCTGGTTGATGGGGCTGCCGCACGCATGGGACGAGTCGAGCCCGGGGTGGCAAGAGTGGCAAGCAGCAACCGCGTCGGCCGCCTGAAGGGTTACGGCAACGCCATAAACGCACAGGCAGCTGCGGCTTTCATTCGAGCTTATATGGGGGTCGCATGACGCCAGAAGAAAAAGAAAACGCTCTCCGCGCCCAGGCACGTCGCTGCGCAGAAGAGATAACCAAAGCGATGAGCGTAAAGCCTAAACCGAAGTGGAACGCTGTATGCCCCCCCATCCTTCGCAAGCACTACGAGAAGGTAAAGCCGATGGGTGTCAGCCTGGTGAAATTTGTCAGTGTTATTGGCCGCATGAATGGGCGGTATGGAGTGGAATCATGAGCAAAAACCTACACATCGAACTCGGTGATAAATACGTCGTCACAGGGTCAACGCATGACCTCATCCTGAACGAGAAACGCATCATTAAGGATGGTAAGAACGCCGGTCAGGAAACGCTGGCTCGACTCGGCTACTACAGCAAGTTTGATCACCTGGTGAAAGAACTTTGCCATCGTGAAATTCTGCAATCAGAAGCGCAGTCACTGGAAGAGTTACGCGACTACATCTTTGCGCTCGGCGAGAAGCTGAGTAAGGCAGTCGAGTTATGAGCTTCTTCGAAATTGACTCACGATTTTTGATTGATACCGCATTTCACCGTCTGGAAATCATCCGTGACGATGGGCTGTATCGCCACCTGCGCATGCAGCAGCCGGGAACATCTTGCTACTACTACGACGTTATCACATGGCCTGGTTACTTGACCGTAACCGGCGACATGGGAACCTGGACATTCAGTCGCATCGCGGACATGTTCGACTTTTTTGGCGCCTGGGAGGGTGGAATCAATACCCATTATTGGGCTGAAAAGCTGGAGGCTGGCGCGGGATGTTCGGCACGAGAAATGCTGGCAAAAGAGTATGACCACGACGCGTTCTACAAAAGCCTGAAAGAGTCTCTGAGTGATTACCTGGGGGACGACGAAAGCGAGGAGCCAGAAGAAGATGACGACTGGGACGACGATGACGACACACCCGATAGCGACAAAGCAGTGGTGCGCGAAATCGTCCGCGGCTTGTGCCGGGCGGGTTTCAACAATGAATGGGAGGCTTATCAGGCTGTTTATGATGCTGATTGGCCAGCTGGCTGGAGCGCTTGGGATGTCTGCGAAGGACTGACATTTAAAACGTATACCAGCCATTTCCGATGGATTCTGTTCGCCATCACATGGGCAATCAGCAAATACCACAACGCGAAGATTGTTGATAAAGCGATGGCTACGTTTTTGGCCGTTAAGGGAGTTTCAGCATGAGCGCAGAAATCATCGATCAGGCCAACGAGCTGGCAGAGCGCCGGCTTGAAATGACCATCCAGAACATGCGCATCAACCATCACGCAGTTTCAGCTACTCACTGCCGCGACTGCGGGGAAGAGATACCGGCTCGGCGCCGGGAACTTGTGGCGGGCTGTCAGCGCTGTGCTGACTGTCAGGAAGAAGAGGAATTACGCGGTAAGCATCGGAGGTGATATGGCATCTGACAAACCGATAACAGCACAGCAGGCCGCCGATTTGCTCATCGTGTCTGCGCGGGTGATCTACCGCCTGATTGAGTCTGGGGAGCTCGCCGGCCGCAAGGTCGGCAACAAGTACAGAACGACTGAGGCGGCGTGTATTGCATATTTGAAAACCCCGCGCGATCCTGTCATCGCGAACGCGGGTGAACATAAAGGAGAAGTTTTATGTCAATCACCCTCAGGGGCGGCGTGTGGCACTGTCATTTCTTTACGCCGTCAGGAAAAAGAGTTAGGCGATCTCTTGGCACGGGGGACAAAAAGCAGGCTCAGGAGCTCCACGACAAGCTGAAGGCGGAAGCGTGGCGGGTTGACCAGATTGGCGACCTGCCCGTCAGAACCTTTGAAGAGTGCTGCATCCGGTGGCTGCGGGAAAAGGACCATAAGCGATCGCTGGATGATGACAAAACCAAAATTGTTTTTTGGCTGCAGCATTTTTCCGGCCGTGATGTCTCGAAGATAACGGCGGAGGAAGTTCATGAAGCCGTTAACGGGATGATCAACCGTAAACACCTGCAGGTGTGGGAGAGTAAGCGTGATGCCGCGCTGAGGAAGGGTAAGCCTGTTCCGGAGTACAAACCACGGCAGGTTTCGCAGGCGACGAAGGCGCAACACCTTTCCTTCATTCGTTCCCTTCTCAGGGCCGCGGCGAATGACTGGGGCTGGATAAAAACAGCTCCTGTTATCAAAACCCGCAAGCCGATCAGTAAGCGGATACGATGGCTGACCAGAGAAGAAGCTGAGCG